GTCTATCAGTTGATTTATTTTTATTTGATATAACTTGATTGTTGTTATCTACTTTTGTGTTATCTATTTTTGTAATATTACCACCTCCTGAGCCACCACCTGCATTTTCTGTTAAAGCTGCTATTTGTGTGCTTTCTTGACTAACTGCTGAATAATTTTGTGGATTAGTATTTAGATCTGGGGTAATACTGCTATTATTTCCAGATTTCATCCTTTTTTCAATTTCATCTAAAGTTTCACCTTCTGTAAACGCATCAATTAAAGTATTGCCTCCTATGTGAATACCTAAACCAGTTGCAGCTGATGCTAATCCACCACTAAAAATACCAGCTACAACAGTTCCTATTGTTGATGCAGCTGCAACACCTGTTCTATAATTAAGTAAGTCTTTTTGATGTTCTCTTGCAGCTTCAAGACTTTCTAAAAGTTTAGCTTGTTCATCTGGATTTAATTTTTCAAAACCTTTTGAATTTATAATTCTGTTAAAATTTTTATCAATATCTTCTTTTCTTTGAGATAATAACATTACATTTATTGCTCCTGATACTATACCAGCCAAACCTGCTTTTGCAGTACCTTTTACAACATTTAACGCTTTCTTTAATCTACTTTCACTTTTTTTAGCTTTTGTATTATCTGACTGTATTTCTTTTTTTACTATTGGTTTTTTTTCTTTTTCATTTTTTGATTTTTCTTGTTTTTTTTCTTTTTCAATTTTTGGTTCGACTGCTTTTTGAATTGGCTTACCCTTAGAATCCAGAATTATTGAAGATGTTGTTTTGGCAGCTGCCTGATAAGAAGATAATTTTGTGTTAGGTTTATTTGTTTTTAATTTATTTGCATCAAGTAATTTTTTAGCTGCTAATCCTGCTGCAGCTGCTTGATAACTAGTTAAATCTGTAGCTATATCAGTTTGTTCTTCTTCAGTTATGTTTGATAATCCAGGTGTTAATTTTTTAAATAAATTATCAATATATGTTTTTGCCGCATTAAATCCATCATTAACACCTTGTCTAATAGCTTTACTAATACTATCTGTAATATTATTAACACCAGATGCAATGGCACCTAGAAAAGCTTTGCCTGCATCTAAAGCTGCATCTAATACTGCACTACCAACCTTACCAAAAATTGGTTTTATAATTTCATCAAAATAAGTGCCAAGTGTTTTTTTAAGTTTTTGACCTTCTTCTGTTTGTAAAAATTCTCTTATTGCAATACCTATTCCACTTGCGAGAATTAATCCACCAAGTAATTTTGTCAAGAAAGAACTTCCTTCTTTTTCTCCTTCTACGTTAGTACCTGATAATTTAGTTGGTGATATACTTTGATTGGATTCAATAGCTTTAGCTAATCTTGTGATAGGATCATCTTGGAATGTACCTTTAAATCTTGAAACCATGTCTTTTCTTGTTTCTTGATTTTTTTTATTACTTCCAGACAATACATTAGCTATTCTATCTAAGCTAGAATTTAATTTATCTAATGTGTCTTCTAAAGTAGCAGTAGCCATTATCTTTTAAAATTCTGTTGGTTTTGTTGTAACATAGTTTTTCTTTCGTTTTCTTCTTTAATATGTTGTACTAATAACCCTATATAAATTTCTCTTTCCCATGGCATCATATTTTCTAGTTCAGTTAGTGAATAATTATGTAAATGCATCAATTGAAAATTTAATTTATAATATTCACTCAAATTATCATGAGAAAGAGTTATACGAAAAAATGGTCTATTCCTTGTACAACTACGTCATTATCATTTCCACATTTTAAACATTTAACTACACTTTTATAAACTACTTTAGGTATATTTACAAAAAACTCTTCTACGTTACTAAATTCATCTTTGGTTAAATTTGATATAAATTCATTTGCTTCATCTTTTGTAAATTTATCATATACTGTTTTATCCTGTGTTACTTTAGTTAAACAGTTTGAAACTAATTCAAATATTCTTATTGGACTTGAATCATTATAAACATTCATCATTTCAGAAAAATTTGGATAATCAAATTCAAGTGTCATATTATTATTAATTTCAATTTTATTAGATACGTTTTTTTCATTTTCTACAAATATATCATTTAAGTTTATTTCAGTTCTAATTTTTTCTTCACAAATACAACTAAAATTTACATTTACCAATTCACCTATTGATTTTGCTCTTAAATTAACAAAAATATATTCAATATCATAACTCGGTAAACTATCGATATCTAATTTATTAAAAGTGCAAACATCAATAATGTTTCTTAAATTTTTAATAATATTTTCTGAATCTGTATCAACTAACGTAAGTAAAATTTTATGTTCTTTTACAAGAAAGGGTCTAAATTTTATTGTTTGTTTAGTTGATGGTATAACCATTTCATATATTGGTGTTTCGAGTTTAGGTAATGCCATAATGTTTCTCCATAATAATTATAGTCCACTGTATAAAGGATGAGGATTTTGTCTAGGACTTCCACCAGTAGTTTCAAATAAAGTTGTAGTACCAATATCAGTTTCTGTTCTTGTTATGATTGTTTCACCTACTACGTGTTGAGTAGATGATTCGCCTTTAGGTATTAAAGATTGAGTTGTAGCACTTTCATTTACATATATCCATTTTCTATATGAAAATAGTACTATCATTCTATGTGTTTGATTTTGAGCGCCCATGTTAAGTTCAATTTGATTTTGACTTCTAGGAAATGCTTCTATAAGTTTTACACCATATGTTCTTTTATTAAATTCATCCAGTTGATATATTTCTATATCGACAGCATATTGATCTTGATATGCAACATTAAATGTATCTTTATTAATAATAAATCTACCCCAATCTTCAAAAAAACGTTTTACTGTCATTGCTCTATCAACATGGAACGTCATAGGTAAACCATCACCACCATAATCTGATGTTACAGGTCTTTGGTAAGGCGTACCATATATTCTATAAGGTTTTACATTAATATTAAAAAGTGGAAATGCAGCTTGTTCACATAAAATAGATATTCTTTGAGGTGGAATTGTTGATGTTCCAATTCTTTCGCCACCTACTATTCCTCCATTTATACCTGTTTGTGCTGTACGTCTATTAATTATAGCGGGCCTAGGAATAATTACTTCAAATCTATTAGTGCGCGCTAATCCTCTACCAAGTACTTCTCTTTGGAAGTTAGATAATTGAAATTGTGATAAAGCTCCAATACTCATCTTTTTATCCTAGATTTTTTAATTGTGTCTCTTATTGCTCTTTCCATTGTTGCTTTTCTAAATTTTTGTACAGGTAGTTGTGATGCTACTTTCCAATCGTTAAACGGTATTGTTAATAATCTTGATCTCATTTGTTGATTGCTATATTGTCTTATAGCTGGCTTAACAAATCTAAAAACTCTACTTGTTTGCATCAATCTATAATTTAATCTTATTCTGGTTCTTTCAGGTATATTTTTATTTGTTGCGTACTTTTCAAATTCCTTTAATATATTTAATCTAATCATGTGAGGTAAATAGTGAAAGTTTATTCCAAAAAACCCATTATTTACTCTTCTAAATGGAATAACAAGTGGATACATATCATAGTAAGGAAGATCTTTATCTTTTGGGTCGTATTTAAATAAGTACATATAACCAGGTATAACTCTTGTTGTTAGTTTACCCGATTGTATCATTTTTTGAGTATTAATAGTGTTTAAACCCAATTGTCTTATTTGACCTTGATACCAACTTGTAGGTTTAAGTTCACTTTTACTTGCTTCTTGTATTTGTCCTATTTTTTCTAATATATCAACCATATTGTTCTATGCCTAAATCCTTTTCTGTAAGAACTAAAAATTCCCAACCTCTATCAAGACAATACTCATTTGCTTGTTTCCATTTAGCTTGATTAGTGCCATAATTAAAAACTTCTTGTATAAACCTTTTTGTCTTTTTTTTTGGAATAGTTGGAGGTTTAGTAAATTTCTCAGGTTTTATTTCAACAAGATACTTATTAATTTTATTATTATTGTTTCTTATTTTAATATAAAAATCAACAAAATATCTATGTATTTTACTATCTACAGGAGAACGATATGGGATAATAGTAGTTTCTGAACCCCACTCAAGCACATTCTTATTATGATCACACCATCTCATAAATTTTAGTTCCCAGGATGATCTATAAACAACATCATGTAAATCACCTTTGTACTTTTTAGGGTTAGCTACTTTGTATCTACCTTTATAAGTTTCTTTATATACCATAAATAATAAAAATTAAATAACTATTTATAGGGAAAAAATATGTCATATGGCACAACAATGGATGGCATTAATTTAGATAGTAGTAGTTCGAGCTATTATAAAGCTGGTCCAGTAGCATCTGTTGCACCTGGGCCTGATTTAGAATCTATTAATAATAATGGTGATGGGGTTGAATTAAAAAGTCCAATTGTTCCTGAATCAAATTATAATATAGGAGAGGCTTCTTATCCTGATGGAATTGCGTCTGACTCTGATAAGCAACATTATATTAGATTTTTTGTTAACATGAGATCAAAGTCTGAATTTTTAGTTAATGAAAAAGAAAAGAATAGATTATCAGGTAAAGCAGTTGCAACTGCTGAACAAGAAGCATTCAAAAAAAAATTAAGTGTACAACAAAGAGTCACACAATTTGAAAATGCACGTACAGCTGGATCAGTTCTTGGAGGATCTAAAGTAGGAACATTGGCGCTTGGTACTTTTGGTATATTAAATAGATCAAAGTTAGGAGCTGTAGTTGGTTCTGCTGTTGGTGCAGTGGCTGGTGGTACTGCAGGAAAACAAATTATTAATGCAGCAGATCAAAATGAAACTTCATCTTATTTTGGCAATCAGAGTACAGCTGATATAAGTGAAACCCAAGGTAATAATTTATTTGGTGATTTAAAAGTAGATGAACCGAGAAGAATAACTGATGTAATTACATTACACATACAAGATAGACCAGCTGTGAATTATTCTGTGCAATATTCTGATAATGATATAGGAGTATTTGGTGGTTTACTATCTAACTCAGATTTGAGTAATTTAGGTACTGTTCAAGGACTCACGCAACTTGTCAAAGATGGAGCAGCACCATTGGCATTACAACTTTTAAATACATTAGGTGGTTTAGGAGGATCTTTTGGTGGTACTCTTGATACTAGAAGATTATTTGAACTTGGTACTAAAGTAAAAACTAATCCGTTTAGAGAACAATTTTTTGAAAGAGTAGATTTTAGAACATTTAATTTTAGACATACTTTTATGCCAAAAAATAATGGTGAAGTTAGACAAGTTAAAAAAATTATTGAATTATTTAAATTTCATATGCATCCTGAGTTAGTAGGTGGTCAAAAAAATACAATGTTTTTATATCCTTCTGAATTTGATATAAAATATTATTATAAAACAAATGAAAATCCATTTTTTAATAAAATATCAACTTGTGTTTTAGAAGATATGAATGTAGAATATGGGGGAGATATATTTGCTACATTCGAGGGTGGTGAACCAGTTGAAGTAAATTTAAGTTTAAGATTTAAAGAAATAGAACTTCTTACAAAAGAGAATATAAGTTCGAGAGGATTATAATGTTTAAATATTTTCAAACTTTACCTCTTACTTTTTATTCACTTGATGAATATCAAACTGGAAAAATTGTACCAAATATTTTTGTAAGGTCAAAATTTTTATCAAATGTTATAACAAATACTTCATTATTTGATTTACATGATATAAAAGATGGTGATACTCCTGAAATAACTGCAAATAGATTTTATGGTGATCCTGGTTTATATTGGATTATATTGCAATCAAACGACATTTCTGACCCAAGGTTTGGCTGGCCTTTAGATCAATTTAATTTAAAAAAGTTTGCAGAAGGAAAGTATACAAACATAAATGGAACTCATCATTATGAAGATAGTGGAGGAAATGTTATAAATGCTTCAGTAATACTTGCAACAACTACATTTGATCCAGCTAAAAATTTTTCTGGATTTCCAAATAATACTGTTGTTACAAATAATACTAATGCTGGCACAGGTTTTATTACAAGTAAAACAAATACAAATGCTGTAACTATAGTTACTACTAATGGTGGATTTGTTGCTGGTGATCAAGTTTTATCAGTTGCAAACTCATTACCTGAAGTAACATTAACTTCTATTTCAGTAGTGTCTGGATTATCTGCAGCAAATAATTTAGTTTTTACAGCTGCAACACCTATAACTAATTTTATTTTTGAAGATCGTGAGAATGAAAAAAGACGTAATATAAAAATTATTAAAAAAGAGTTAGTACCAGATATAGTGAGTGAGTTTGAAGAGATTGTTAGCAAATGAATAATAATTTTGAATCAGCTGGTCATGTAGAGTTTAAAGAAGTAGTATTAATTAACAGTCAATTAGAAACTCTTGATGTTACAGATTATATTTCAGAAATATCTTTACGTGAAGATATATTAAGTCCAGTTATGCATGGACAAATATTGTTTATTGATGCAAGAAATTTAATAAAAGAATTTAATATTGTTGGTGAAGAATTTATTTACATAAAAGTAGTTACACCAACAAGTGATTCACCAATTGAAAAAGCGTTTAGAATATATGGTATTGAGAATAGAATTTTAATTAATGATAAAGCCACACAATCATATGTTGTTAATATTATTTCTGCAGAAGCAATACAGAGTGTTATTAATCCTATTTTTAAAACATATCAAGGCAAAGTAAGTGATGTTGTTGCAAATATCTTTCAAGAATTTTTAACTTTAAAAAGACATCCAATACACACAGGCAATGGATATAATTTTGTCGAAAATGGTACTGAATTGTTTATTTCTCCAACTTTAAACAATATAAAGTTTGTAAGTCCTGGTTGGACACCAATAAAATGTATAAATTGGTGTGCTTCAAAATCAATACCAGAAGAAGGTAAGGCTTGTAATTATTTATTTTTTGAGACCAATAAAGCATTTATGTTTACAAATCTTGAAAAATTATTTAATGTGAATGTTGAAACCCCATCATCAAGTATTGGAACTTATGTTTATAATATTAATAATTTAGATATTAAACGTGACCCTAATGTCAGACTTTTTAACATAAATGATCTCACAATAATTAGAAATTTTGATCATCTTGACAATTATAATAAAGGTTATTTTGCAAATAGATTAATGTCACTAGATATAATCAATAAACAAATTAGAAATACTGATTACTTAACTACTAAGAATTATAATAATTATACACATACGGATGGATTAAAAACTTCGCCATTTTTTAAAGAAAATTCACCAGTATCGACATTAAGTGATATAAAATTTAATCCTATTCATCCTGGTTTACATGATATTGAACAAAATGCTAATGAAAGAATGCCAGAAATATATGGTAATAGAAAAACAAATATATTAGAATTAAATCAATTAAAATTAGAAATATTTGTACCAGGAAGAACTGATATTGAAGTTGGTAGAATGTTAAATTTAAGTTATCCTGATGTATCACCTAAAGGTATTGTTGATAAAAATAAGCCTAATGAAGATACAAAGTATTCTGGCAGTTACTTAATAACAGCTATTAATCATAAATTTAATCAACAATCACATATGATGAGCATGGAAATAATAAAAGATGGTATTAATACTCAAGAACCAAATATTAAATCAAGTAAAAAACCTGCTGAACCAAATGAAATTAGTAATGAATCTAGTAGTTACTATACGCCTGGGAGTTAATTGATGAAACCAATTTTTAACAGAGATGGATTTCAATGGTTTATAGGAGTAGTTGAAGACAGAGATGATCCTGAACAGCTAGGTCGTTGTAAAGTAAGAATATATGGTCATAACTCATCCGATAAAGATGAACAACCTACACACGATCTTCCTTGGTCTGTACCAATTCAACCTATAACTTCAGCTGCAATAAGTGGAGTAGGATCTACACCTATAGGTCCTTTGCCTGGAACATGGGTAGTAGGATTTTATCTTGATGGTTTAGATATGCAACAACCAGCATTTTTTGGAACTATAGGATCAAGTTCTGCTCCTACATGTTTTCAAGAAACACCTGAAAAGGCTGCTTTTACATTAAAAGATAATGATGATATTAAAAAAGATCAATCTGGTAATCCTATTACAATACCTAATAAATTATCAGATGGATCTAAAGCTATATCAAGTTTAAAAACAGATTCATTTCCATTTAAAGCTGGATTTGGACAAAATCCTAATAATCCAGAACCTCCTGAAAAGCCATCTACATTACCTCCTGTTATTAAGAAATCATATACTCCTCCTAATGCTAAAGCATCAGGTATAGAATTTTCACTTAATTCATTTGGAGGTACAGGTGCAACATCTGCTGATGTAGCAATTACTTCAAATAAAGTCTTTGAGCCTGGAGGAACTGAACCATTAAATGGAACATTTGGTTTTAGATATGGTATATTTAAATTAGCTTCGTTTATGCCACAAATTACAGAAGATGGCACTAGAAGGCCTTCTGCAAAAACATCTCCTGTATTTTCATTTATGACATCAGAGTTTGGCCAACCATACAAAGGTTTGTTTAAAGATGAAATAGGTTCTGATGCGTTTAATGCTACATGGAGAAATAATGGTTTTAAAATTGCTGATAGTGGTCTTAAAAGTGACGCAAAAGACAGAGTAAAATTTGCTAAGTCTCAATTTGCTTACATAAGGAAAACTTATACGAGTGCAGTAAGAGCTCAGGTCGTAAGAATGGGTGGTCCTATTATTAATAAACAATTTGGTGGGAAAGGCAAAGAAGGTGGTTTTGCATCAATGCATTTGTTCAGTTTAATGTTAAATAATGCATTAGATTTAGGTATTGTTGGATCAGCTGAAGTTATAGTTAAAGCATGTGAAGGAAAATCTAATTTATCTAAAGCAGATATAGTTGAATTAGTTACTGAATATATTATACAAAATTCAGATGAAATTTTAAGCAAACTTCCTCAAGAGGAAAAAGATACAATTAAAGTAGATCAATTAAATCAAAGAGAAGAACTTAAAAAAGTTGAAATACCACCAGCCACTCCAACTTCACCGTTTGGTGACTTTGGTTCTGGTTCTCAATTTGGAGTTGATATGTCAGGTACTCCAGATAATAAACTTACATATAGTGGAAATGATCCAATTGTATATGATAGAATAAATAACGAAAGACTGAGAAGAGGGTTACCCGGATTTACAAGATCAAGACCTA